CTCGATGACTTCATACGCCGATTGGTGACTTTGGAAGTGGTGGATAATGATCCGGCAAACCCTACCCAAGCGGAACCTACCGCCATTCCCTAGCAAGTCTTTTAGTAGCCACAGGCTGGTGGCCACCTGCTGTAGAGTTTGACATTGCTGATCTCAATACCACGATCAAGTTGTTAAACGAAAGCCGAAAGCAATGAGCCTTGAAACTACTGCCGAAATTACAGGCTTGAAGCAGGCACTGTCAGAGCTGAGCAAGTTAGACAAATCAGCGCGTTTTAAGGCCGCAGCCAAGATTAAAGCCAGTAGTCCGGCAATGCTTGAAAAGGGCCGTGAACAGTTCCCACCAGAAATTGGCGTGAGCATGATTCACGGCTGGGGGCGTAGCAAAAGTGGCAAGAAGGGCAGACTTACTTACGACAAAACCGCTGTGGATAAAGGTGTGCAGATTATGGTTGGTGGCCGTGCACGTGGCCAAGGCATCACACCATTGGTCACTCTTGTGCAGAAAGATGCAGCTGGCGCACTGTTTAGCCAGGCAGGCACAAAAAACAACAGCGACTTCTCACGCTTACTGACCAATGTTTTCGGCAGGCCTCAGCGTGGTTTGTGGCGTTCTCGTGCGTTCATTGCAGAGCAGGGAACCGCTGACATTATGAAAGCCGTGGATGAAGTAATCGCTGACGCTAATCGAGCACTACAAGCAAGGACATCTGGCTAATGGCTATCTACCTACCAATCGTTACGCAATTCAACCCGAAGGGATTAAAGGAAGCCGAGAAAGGCTTTAAGGATTTAGAAGGCGCGCAAGCCAAAGCGAAGTACGCGCTAGGCAAAGCCAACAAATACGCTGCCGTTGCACTTGGCGGTCTAGTCGCTGGCCTTGGTGATGCTGTTAAGGGTGCGATGGAAGATGAGCAAGCCCAGGCAATGTTGGCGCGTCAGCTACAGAAAACCACTGCAGCCACTGATGCACAAATTGCTGGCGTCGAGTCCTACATAACTCAGCAAGGCAAGTTAAAGGGCGTAACAGATGATGAGTTACGCCCGGCACTTGCTGGGCTTGTGCGCGCCACGATGGACATTGACGAAGCTCAGAAGGCCGCCAACTTGTCTATGGACATTGCAGCCGCTAAAGGGATAAGCCTTGAGACAGTTACTAAGGCTATGGAAAAAGCATACGGCGGCAACATGACTGCCCTAGCAAAACTGTCACCAGAGCTACGCCAAATGATTAAAGACGGTGCAAGCATGGAAGAAGTTATGGCCGAGATGGCTGTCACTTTTGGTGGCGCTGCCACTGACTCTGCTAACACTGCTGCAGGCTCAATGAAACGTTTAGGCGTTGCTCTTGGTGAGGCTAAGGAAGGTGTGGGCGCTGCACTGTTGCCAATACTTGAAAAGGCTCTGCCGGTCTTGCAATCGTTTGCCACATGGGCACAAGACAACCCAACACTAATCACGGCTGTCGCTGTTGCTTTTGGTGCTTTAGCAGCTGCAGTTGTACTAGTTAATGCGGCCATGGCGTTAAACCCTGCAGTGCTGATCACGGCTGGCATTGTTGCCCTAGGCGTTGCCCTTGTTATGGCTTATAAAAGGTTCGATACTTTCCGCGCTGTAGTTAATGCTGTTGTTAATCAGGTGGCGCGTAATTTCGAGTTTATGGCTAACGCGTTTATCACAATGATTAACGTAGTTATTAAGGGCATTAACTTGATTAAGCCTGGCAAAGACATTGGCTCACTTGGTCAAATTAGCCTCGGCCGTTTAGGTGGCGAAGGTAGCGCAGCTGGTGGCGCTAACCCTGCAGGTCTTGACTACAAAGCAATGGCTACCGGTGGCATTGTCACTAGCCCTACTTTTGCCCTGATTGGCGAGGCAGGCCCAGAAGCTGTTATTCCATTGTCCAAAATGGGTGGAATGGGTGGTGGCGTAACTATCAATGTCAATGGTGGCGACCCACAATCAGTAGTTAATGCGCTACGCACTTATATGCGCCAAAACGGCTCTGTACCTATTGCGGTGAGCAACATCTACTAATGGCTATTCAGACATACACAGTTTCGTACAGCACAGACAATGTGACTTATACGGCGCTAACTAATGTGCAAAACATTACTGTAAACATTGGCCGTCAGGAACAGTTAAGCCAGTACAACGCTTCTACTGCTTCTGTGTCTTTGCGCTACCCGACAGGTTTTGCCTCACCAATTGCTTCTCTAGTTACTGGCACGTTTGTAAAGATTGTCAATACCACATCAGGCAAAAACACCCTGATAGGAACTATTAACAATGTCAATGCGCGCTACGGCATCCCATATGTCGGCGGTGTCGGCAACGCTGACTTTCTAGACTTTTCTGTTGAATGTTCCTTTGCTCGATTAGGTCGTGCACAAGGTGGTGGCTACGCAATGGGCGCTGCTGTTTTTGCTTCTCAGTTAAATACGGCCTCTACACAATCAGGCGTAAACATGTTTTACAGCCTGGCATCTAGCCCTGACATGGCTGGCACAACCGTGTCAGGCACTTGGGGCGACTGGCTCAACAGATCACTGATGACGACTAACTCACGCATGATTGACGCACAAAACACTGGGGTGCTTGTGGTGTCACCTTTTGATTACACAGTGTCGGCGGTCAATTTCAGTGACACAGCGAACGATGCCACCAATCAGGTTTATGACCAGATCGACTTTACGAGCCTTGCGGACAACTACTACACACAGGTAACGGTTGACCCTGAGGGTTTTGCAGCTCAGACGGTGACACAGGCTGGCGCGGTTAAGCCGTACCGGACATTACAAACCAACACTTTTAACGCCTCGACTAGCCAGGCCACAGACTTTGCTAATTATCTGCTCGGGGCTTATGGTGGGCAGACTTTTGCTATCGGCTCGTTTTCGTGTTCGGCTGAGGCTCAAAACACTTTCAAGCTTGACCAGATTGGTGCTGGCGCTTCTTCTGGTGCTTCCACAATGGTTGGGGCGCAGGTGTCTGTGGCGTTTCGTGGCACGACTTTTCAGTGCATTGTTGAGGGTGTCACTATTTCGGCTACGCCTGCTGGTTCTCGCTACACGTATTTCGTGTCTGGCGATGCCCTGAACGATTATCTGCTTCTAAACAATGCGGTGTTCGGGCGACTTGACTACAACAGATTAGGATATTGATTATGGCTATTAAGACGTTCACGACTAGCGAGGTGCTGACGGCTGCCGACACCAACACGTATTTGGCTAACTCAGGGCTGACATACGTATCTAGTGGCTCAATGGCTGGAGTTGCCTCTTTTGATGTAACTGGTCTGTCCTCAACTTACCTTTATTACAAACTGGTGTTTTCCGCTACAAGTTCAGCCACGACAGAGTTTCGTGCAGTGCTTTACAACGGCGGAACAGCACTGAATAGCCTTTACTATGCAGGAGTCGGATATGCCGATTACACCAACGCCGTTGGTGGTGCAAACTCGTCAAACAGCACTAATTACTTTTGGGCTGGACAAGCAACTTCGGCGTATCAAGCACAAACCGTTATGGAGTTTCGCAGGAAGGCCAGCCAACAATTTACCTTTACCATGCAGGCTTTTGAAGCAAACACCTTTAGGGCCATTCACAGCGCCGGATTTAGAAACGCAACAGACACATTTGACCGCATACGTTTTTCCAACAATGGTGCAGGAAACTTTACAGGCGAATGGCGTCTGTACGGATACAGGGAGCCATAATGACAAACCCACTAATAGCAACAATCCTTGATGACGGTACATACGGCCAAAGAGAAATGACAGACAAAGAATACGCCGATTTGCTTGCGCTTGGCGAGACTGAAGAACCAACACAAGATGCGTAAAAGCCTGATTCTATTGGTCTTTTTAGCATTGCTAACCGCTTGCGCAGATCGTGAACGCCTCAACTGCCCACCAACCAAGAACAAAGCCTTACGCGGAGTAACCGAAACAATCACCCCAACGACACCAGCCCCGGCATACGGGACAGGCGGAAAGTGCGTATGAAACCAGACAACAGACACACAAACGAAGAAATAAAAGCACGACTTATTTTTGTCGTAGCCATCGGCTTAACACTTGCTTTTCTTGCTTCCATTTTGGCATTGCTCTACGGATTGCTATTTGTGACTCAACCGCTCGAGGTCTCACCTAATGATGACGCAGCATGGTCTGTACTGTCGCCAATGCTTGCCACATTGACTGGCGGGCTCTTGGGGGTATTAGCAGGAAATGGCCTCAAAGACCGACCTAAAGAGCCACCTGCACCATGACCGTTAGACCGTACCCGTACTATCCATCATGGGATGGCAAAGGCACACAACCCGTCACCGCAAAACTTGTAGAGCTGTGCAAAGCGCGCTGGGGCATGACATCACTAGGCACATACGCCAACCGCCCAATGCGAAACAACGCAGGACTATCCGTACACGCCACCGGATATGCAGCTGATCTGAAATACAAAGACGAAGCCCAGGCACGTATTATCTGGGACTGGTTCCTAGCCAACAGCAAAGCCCTAGGACTATGCGAAATGCACTGGTACGCCTACGGCGAGTACGGCGCTGGCTACCGCTGTAGTCGAGGCGAAGGCAAAGCTGGTGTCAAAATCTTCACAGCTGATGACAACGCAGGCTCATACCAGGGCTCGCCTAATTGGCTGCATATTGAAGTGGCCAAGCAAACGCCAGAACACTTCGAGCAACAATTCAGAGCGCTTAAATAGGATTCCTAGACACTGTTTGAGCAGTGCTAGGGCTAGGTGGTGGGTACTTTGTTTCCATTGGGTATCCACCACCGACTTTCTAAATTGTGTAAAGTAACCACCGCTACTCAAATAGCAGAAAGTCAGAGGAAACATGACATACACCGACCTACCACTATTCAGGGCAACAGACCCCGAAACCTCACGGCAAATTAGCCCGATACGGGTGGGAACCCATCGAGCGTTACTGTTGGAACAGTATTACTACGCAACTCTTGGCCTGACCGATGAGGAAGCAGGCGCTCGATCAGCGTTGGCTGGTCACGAAATAAAGGGCTACTGGAAGCGCTGCAGTGACTTGCGCACCATTGGACTAATTCAAGACTTAGGCATCCGTAGAGCGCTCCTGAGTGGCTCTCAGGGCATTGTGTGTGGCATCACCCAAAAGGGTATGGACATGGTGAGGGGTTGGGCATGAAAACCTACACCCACGAGCAAATGGTCATAGCCGTACTATTCGGCTGGTGCCTTTCCTGGGCTTATTTTAAGCTCGCTAACCGCTACTGGAATAAGTGATGATACCGACATGGGGCTATGTGGCTCTAAGGTCTAAAGATAAGAAAACCATGGTGCAGGTCTTTACAGACTTGTCCACAGGCCTGATTGTCTATACCCAAGTGTGCACACGTGCACAGTCTTGGCATTCATGGGGGCCGCCAACAGAAGTAGAGAGAGTTGATTAAGAAACTCATGGCACTAACGCTTATCCTCGCCCTATCCGC